TGCCGCCAAAAGCGGTGGGGTTTCTTAATCTTTAACGCTCTGATTCAGCTATTCTTGATTAAAGCAACTTCCATAAAATAATGAGTCAATATACAGTAGAATATAATATTCTGGTCAACACCAATAATGCTCCGCAAGCATTGATGGCGTTTGAACAGGCTGTTGCCCCATTGACCGCTGCTGCTAAGACCCTTCAGTCTGTTGCCAATTCTGTAGCTGCATTTAATCGTGCAACCAAGAATCTTACAACAAAACCCCTGAATATTCAGGTCAATATAGCTGCTGGCACTGAAGCAAAGCTCGATAGACTACTTTCTAAGATACGCCAAATACGTCAAGAAAGCCGGACAATGTTGGCTGGCGGTACAGTTCCTATGGCTACTGGTGGTGCTACACGTGCTCCCAGAACAGTAGCAACACCTTCTACTTATGCTGCTCCAGCTCGTCGGGTAAGTACCGGCAATATGGGGTACCGTGTTTTAGGTCCTACGCCTATTGATGTGAATGGTGTCGCAGCTATTGATTTCCTTAAAGGCATGGGTATCGCTTATGGTATTGCCGGTGCCGGAAAAATGGTTAGTGATATTGTTAAGAGCGTTACTGAATACGACAATCTCATTCAGACTACTAAGAATATTCTTCAAACCCATGATAACCGTACAGATTTTGCTCGTCGCTTTACGCAAATGGAATCGGTTATCCGCAATGTGGGTGTAGAAACAAAATTTACCGCTCCAGAAGTTGCTGATGCGTCAAAGTTCCTTGCTATGGCGGGTTTGAATGTTGATGCAATCATGCAAGCAATACGACCTATTGCCGATATTGCACTTGTTGGCGACACTCAGTTAGGTGAAACCGCCGATGTTGTGACCAACATTATGACGGCATATCGAATGAAGCCATATCAAATGAGGAACGCGGCTGATGTAATGACTATGACATTCACCAAGTCGAATACCACGTTGATGGAAATGGCCGAAGCGTACAAATATTCAGCGGCTCTTCTTTCGGCTGGCGGTATCTCCTTTGAAGAAGCCTCCGGCGCTCTTGGTGTGCTTGGTGACGCCGGTATAAAAGGATCTCAGGCTGGTACAACAATGCGTACCATTATGGCCAATATCGTTAACCCGACTAAGAAGCAGTTAAAAAAATGGGAAGAGATTGGGGTTGAACGTTTTGGCGCAGATGGTCAGGTTCGACCATTAAGAGCTATTTTTGAAGACCTGGCAAAATCTGATTTGTATGTTAGTGACTTCTATCAGCTTTTCCATAAGACAGCTGCTCAGGGTGCTGTTTCTCTTGCCAACAGTGTGGAGAAATGGAATGAAATAGTGACTCAGAATTTCTTGTCTGATGGTTTATCAAAACAACTTGCAGATAAGAAGAAAGAAACTATTCAAGGCTTATGGGCCCAATTGACCTCTGCTATCACTGAAGATGGCATGAAAGCCTTTGGTGGTGTTCAAGAAAATATAAAGTCTATCCTTAAAAAAGGAATTGGCTGGCTCAAATCTGATGAAGCTGTAAAGTTATTCCATGACGGTGCCAAGAATTTTATGGAATTTGGCTCGATGATGGTGGATTCGATGCAACAGATCTTTTCTATCTTCTCCAAACTTGGCGGTCTTTGGAAGCTTTATATTAAATTTCAACTTTGGATTTATCCTTTGTTGACGATTGTTCGTGCTATAAAATCTATAGCATTAGCAGCCAAAGGCTTGGCTTTACTCCCTCTCGGTCTTGGCAGAATGATTGGGGGCTTCGGATTATCTCCTTTGATGGCCGGAGCATCTGCTGGTAGTAGTATGATGCTTGCAGCTGGAGCAACTGGGGTACCGATGTTTGTGCCGTATTCCAATACATTTGCTGGACGTCTCAGCAGTGCAACATCAACATCTCGATTAAATAATATAAGTACATTCTTGTCTGGTGGCATGATTCCTTTAACAAAGGGTGGGCGTATGTCTGCTGCTTTGGCTGCTCGACAAGGTATGTCTACATCTTTGACCAAGGATCAAAGAACTACTCTTTGGAATAAAGCTGTCAAAGATTATCGTTCCAGTGCATGGAATACTGCACGACAGTCTTTATCGCCTCAGGAGTTCAGGCAATGGCAAAAGGGTTATATGAACCCTAATGAGTGGGCTTTAATAAGAGGTCAATATCAGGCTGAAGTACAACAGCAAAACGCCGCATTACGTCAACAACGGCAAATGGCTGGTAAAAAGGCAGCTCGTAATTGGGGGCTCAAACGTGCTGGCGGTGCCGCTGCTACTGGGCTTGCAGCTGCTGGTACTGGCTACTTGATTGGTGAATCTACAGAATGGAGTTCTGGTGGTATTCTTGCTGCCGGCTTGACTACTGCTGCCGGTGTTGCCGCTATGGGTGGCCCTGTTGGTTGGATTGGTGGCGCTGTTATTGCAGTTGGTACATTAGCTGCTGCATGGTTTCAGGCCGGACAAGAGCAAAAGAGAGCTCTTGAAGCATTAGATCAATACAATAATTCTATTCAGACTTATCAAGGTCTTTGGGTTGGCGAAGGAGCTTCTGCTGAAGCTCGACAAATGCGAGCAGTATATCAGCAAAATGTAGACCTGAATGTTCTCATTGCCACTCGTATTGATTTAATGAGAGAACTCATAGGGCTGTCAACGGGTCCAGTTGATACCTCTGGCATCAAATTAAGTACAGATTTAGCAGATACACTTTTTGATAAATTTGATGCTGCTGATAGTATTTGGGGTAGTGGCGATATGTCTAATAAGGCAATCGAGATGTCACGTAAATATAACGAAAATTTATATGCACGTTACGGAACCTCGGATAAGCAAGGTTGGCATACTGGTTTATGGTCGTATGATGGTGACATATATTGGACAGGGTTAACTGGAACTAATTACAAATTAAATAATCCTGATGGAACCAGTGACCAACACGACGTTGCAACTGCGATTGCGATTGCAGAAGGCTTAGCAATACGTGGAAATGAAGCACAAGACATATTATCTCGTTATAGTGAATTAAAGAGAAAAGCGTTATGGAGTGGCCAAAACTTATCTGAAATCCAAGATATAGCGACCAATTGGGAAAACACGTATGGATGGGATGCAAGTTTGGCTCGTGCAAAAGCTGATACGAGACCAGATTTATGGAATTATAGTGCAGAAACATTCAAGGCATGGACTGGTGAAGATTGGGCACAGACCTATCCGTATGTAATGATGTTACATAATATGTTTGCGGATAGATTTGGTAACAACGCATCGTTCTTGACTGCTGCAAACTCATATTTCACTGGCCTTGAAAACAATTCTCTTGATGAAGCGACGGTTGTCAACTATATCAAGGAGATGGATAATAATCTGGGTATGTGGCTTGTGGATTATACCAAAGACAACATCGACAATTGGTATCGTAACATGGGTATAGACCCGGCCACAGGACAATTCTCAGGTATTACAGTAACAGACCCCATAACCGGTCAAACACGTTCATATACTGGCAGAGAAGCGGCACAAGCAGTACAAGCATTTGCAGAACAAATGTTGAAACTTATCCCGGTATTACCTCCGAGCGCCCAGCAGACAATGATTGATTTTCAACTGAGAATACAACAGTTGTTAGCTTTTGCTCGCGCCGGTGCTTATGATGCTGAAACAATGGGGGCTCCAAATGTCGGTACCCATCGTGACGGCGAAAAAATGACTGTTGGAGGTGTGACTTGGACTCGTACAAATGGGAAATGGCAAGCTGCATCTGGCCCCTTCCAACTAATGGATGATACCCAGTTTTCTCAATACCAACAAGCTTTAGATTCAGATAAGAGCACCGATAATAATTCCGATGGAGGTGGTAGTGGCACTACCCATACCCCTCGCGTACCAACAGGGAGCACACAAGATTATAAGAATCATTATAAGAATCAGGCTGCTGCACCTCGTCAGATTATCATTAAGATGGATAGTCTTATGAATGTTGAATCTATTGATATGACAAACGCTGATAATTCGGCTGTTATCTCCAATGTAAAAGACCAGTTGGCACAGGCCCTTGTTGATGTGGTCGCAGATTTTGCCGCATCTTCTCAAAATTTAGTATAGTCTATAGTAATGAGCATATTTTCAAATATATGGGGGACATTAGTGGTTTCTACCGCACGAGGCGCGACCGACGCTTTGGGCGGTACAAACCTTAGTTATCGTTATCGAGAAAATGGTGGTCAGCTTGTCTATCGTAAACACCGAACTTATAAAAGTAAGTTGATTCAAGAAGCCTCACGCATTGCCATTCAAGCGGCCATGAATGAGATTAACCAATTATATCCGCGTTATATCCAGCGCCTTCAAAGAGAGAAACGCAAAGTTACTTTCCAGGATCAGATGGCGAATCTTTCAACACTGATTGAAAATCAAAGAATTTTTATAGAAAAAGATTATGGACGATTGAAAGATACAACCACCAATAGGGAAATCTTAGCGGTGGATCAATATGGGACTATAGTTCCGGAAGCATTGATGCTCTCTTATGAAGGAGAGGAACAATTAGACGCAGGTCAGTATTACGCCACTTCTTCTGGGACTGGAGATAAATCTCAAACAGAGAAATCAGGCGATTTCAAGACTAAACTTGTAGTTCATATAGATCTTGCTCCGCAAATATCTCTTTCCAGTCAGAAAAATATAGTGCTGACCCCAGTCCAGGGCCGTGATTTTTCTCGTAAAGAACTGGTGTCCGGCGGCGATTTCATGTTCAGTGTAAATGGTAACATTCAGAGCAATCAACCGGGGGTCTATCCGACAGCCGCAGTACAAAAGTTTTTATTAACTATGCAATACGGTGGCATTTTGGATGTACACCATTTCCAGTTTGATCAACTGGGAGTAAGTCGGGTAATCATAAAAGAATGGCAGTTAGGCAATCAGGATTGTAAAAATGTTCAGCCATACAGTTTCACTTGTGTTGCCGTAGAGCCGGATGAAGAGATTCAGATTACAGATACCATTAAAGAACTGAACCAAGACCTAACTTACGCTCCGGGACTTAGCAAATGGCAACAACTGTTACTCCACGACAAGTTCCAACAGATCGCCCAGAACGCCATGACGAATATTCTTAACTCGTCGATAAGCACACTTACGGATATGTCATCAGGTAAAATCTAATGAAAAATAAACTTTACGGTCAAGACGGAAAACAAGCATTTCATATTCTCATCTGCCTTATTCAAGTATGGGATAAGGCAGATGGGGACATGGTGCCTCCATCCAACAATACATTGGAAATTGCAGAAGTGGAGTCTATTGAGATTTCTGATAGCTATCGACAGTTAATAAACAAGGCTAAGGTTCGATTTCCTCGTGGTACAGTGATAAGGAAAACCAGTGAAACTGTAGAGGATTTGTTGGAAGATGCCAGGAAAGTGACTGCTGAAATTGATAACCGAGGGATTTTGCTGACAACCCGAAAAAGCTATTCAGCAGCAGCAAGTGTTGCCGATTTCTCTGTAGGGAAACGGATAAGAATCTATCTTGGATATACAACTGATCCACATATTGCTTCGCTGCCTAAGTTTAATAGTAAACGAGGTTCCATCTTCACAGATTCTACCTTACATGAAGAATACTTTGATGCGATAAAAGCCAGTCCAGGGTATAGTGGGCCTATATTCGATGGTTATGTCACTAAATGTAGTATTGACACACCTATAGAACTGGAGTGTGAAGATCTGGCCAGTGTACTGAAACAATTTACGACTCCCAATATCGAGCCTAAAAAGGATTTGACAGTCAATGATTTGTTGGCTGCTGGTGGTAAATACGACTTACTCAAAGATACGGGATTTGAATTATACCCGGAAACAAAATCGTGCGATATAAATATTGGTAAGGTTTTATTCACAAGGGATTTAACACTGGCTGACGTACTCACTACATGGTCAAAAAATCATTTATACGCTTATGTGTATGTTGATTATAACCAAGATCCTCCGAAACCATACATTGTTGTAGGACGCTCTTATTTCACGCTTAACTTTGCCAAAGGAACTGGAGGCAAAGATTCAATATTGAAACAGCGTGAACGAATGGGTTTCCCTTCAGCAGTTGATATTGATTTTAATTATAATGTTGCTGACAATGGATTAACTCTTGTTCAATCCAACAAAGATTTTCTTTGTGTACAAGGTCAATGTTTCCAAAAAGATAACAGTGTATATCATATCTCGCTTATTAAAAATCCAGATTGGAAAGAGGGCGATTCTGAAGATTCAAAATGGCGTTGGGTCAATGAAAGTAAGCTTTCTAAAAAGAAACAACGGGCCGGTCAGTCGCCTACAACTTCAGCAAAGATAGATATGAACAAATATACTGTGGTTCCGTATGTGTCTCGAAAAATAGGTTGTACTCCTGATGAATTGAAAGCAGAGATGATTGCCTATTACGAAGACTTTCATACCAATGGAATTGAAGGCTCACTTACTCTATTTGGCGATCTCCAGCTTCAATCTGGTATTAAAGTTCATCTTATTGATCCATACTATCCGGCAAAAAATGGAATGTATTTTATTGATGAAGTGACCACTAAGTTTGGTTTAGGTGGCTTTCGCCAGACTATCAGATTGCCATATTGCATAAAACTTGATTCTGAAGAAGATGAGCAGAACAATCAATGATGTTGGCATCAATGCCAACAGACGAATATATGACGCTATTCAGGCTATAGCTGGGCATGGTATTATCAATCCACGTACCGGTACAACGTACCGTGGAAATGGCGTAAGTGGATATGTTGCTAAAATTCACGATGACCCTTCTGATGAATACTATGGTACCATCGACGTGAAGGAATGGAACACCCTTACTGGTAGTGAGACAGACATCGAACTTGAAGGCTATCATACAGCAGTTCGATTAAGTGCTATCCAAGAAAGTAGCAAAGGCTTTGTAATCATCCCAAAACTTTATTCGGATGTGATGATTGCCGAAGAGCCAACAACAGGAACAGAGTATGTGACTATGTACTCTCATGTTGATGTCATTCAACTTGATTCACATGATACTATTGTTGTAGGTGTCAAAGAACGAAAAGAATTTGAACCTGATAATGATGGCTCTCCAGATATTGATGATTTGGAAGAAACCGGATTACGTTCTCAGACAACATATACTAAAGATAGGATTGAAACTGAGGTCGTTGATGAAAAAGGAAGCAAAAAAGTTGCTACTACTATTAATGCAGAAAGTGTTGCCTTTGATGTCGCCGAGGGTAAAACAACTTTTAAGGCTGACAAGGAAGAAGTTTTAAT